TAACTATACCAATTTAATGCAGTATCATTATTAGCAGTATAATTTTCCCATTTATTTGCTCCACCTACTTGAAAAAATATACCTGATTCGTTTCCACCTGTACTTGTTGCGTTTAAAGTTAAATAACCATTTGAAGTACCATCAACTCTTAAATTCCCACTAAACCTACCCGTTCCGTTTACATCTAGCTTGTATGTTGAGTTAACTAAAGTTCCAACAAGTAAGTTTCCACCATTTGGTTGTATTGCTAAATAGTCATAAGTACCTAAACTATTTGCTCTTGTTGATTGAATCCAAGAATAATCACTTGCTTCATTAGTTCCAAAATCAAGAACATTATATAAACCTGTACCACTTGATACTCTAAACACCGCAGTTGTTGTAGTACCACTTGATGCGGGTACTCCATTTGCACCCTTAACAACAAGATAAGCACCATTTAATGTAGCATTACCAAATGCACCTGTTGTACTAAATACCGCACTTGTTCCATTTAACGCTCCTAATAATGTTAAACTTTTATCTTGTGCTAAATACATTCCTGTTGTGGGAATGGTTCCTGTCCCATATGCAGAAACTAAAAAATTTATTTGCCCACCGTTATTACCAGCTGCATTAGGATTTGATGCTGATATTGATGCTACTCTTTCATTTCCTCCAAAACTATTATTTACTCTAAAATCTATTAGTGCAACATTAGATGAACTTGCACCTGTATTATTATAGATAGATATTGCAGCGGTAGAAGTTCCAAAACCCGAATTAAAACCCAATGCACCTGTTAAAGTACCCCCTGTTAATGGTAGGTAATTAGCCAATGAAGCAGTTGATGCTTTATTGTTAAATGTTGTCCAATCCGCACTTGATAATGCACCTCTATTTGTTGCACTCGCAGTTGGTACATTTAAAGTAATTACAGGAGTTGTTGTACTATTTGCAACACTTGAACTTAAATCAGTTCCGCTTGTTCCTATTGTTAAAGCAGCTACCGATGTAACTGTTCCTACACCACTACCGCCTACTAATGCTATTGTACCACTTGAAGCAGGGAAGGTATATACATAACTTGCTCCCATTTGAAACGCTAAATCACTTGTATAACCACCATTAAATGCAGTTCTTAACCCTCCTGAATAAGCACCTAAACCAACAACGCCTGCTCCACTTGAAACAGTTGCACTTGTTGGAAATAATATTCCTATTGTTGCTTGTAAAGCTGAATTAAAAGTTGCACTTCCTGTAAATAATGAAGTTCCGCTAAAAGTCTTTGCACCACTTATTGTTTGTGCAGTTGCTAAAGTTACATAAGCAGTTAAATCACTAGTTAAAGCTAAAGTTCCTGTTCCGTTAGGTAAAGTAACTGTCCTATTTACACTTAATGTAGGCGGTTGTAATAACAAAGTAAACCCTGAATTACTAAAAGTTAATCCGCTTGTAATATCTACTGTTGATGTAAAAGTTGTATAACCGCTAAATGTTTTAGCACCTGTGATAGTTTCCGTACCTGCTAAATGAACTACTAAACTATCTAAAGCGTAAGTGCTTGAATCAACTGTGCCATCAGCCTTTAAGAACTGACTTGAAGTTCCACCACTTTTTACTAAAGTAGTTGCGTTTAAAGTACCTACAATCGTTGCTGCGTTTCCGCTACCACTTGTCTTGTTTATGTATAATCCTTCGCCATTACCACCTTTAGTAATATTTAAAGCAATACCTGCACCGCTTGAATGATTAATAGCAAAAGTATCACTGCTACCACTTGATGCAAAAGAACCTGTTGCACCTGTAATCAAATCAGCAGTTAAATCAAAAACACCTAAATCTACATTAGCCGTAGCACCTGTATAAGGCACATACCCTGTTAATATAGGGAAGGTTGTCAAGTTTCCTGCTCCGTTTACATACTGAAGATTAGTTCCGTTGAAGCCTATGTTAATCGTTCCGCTTGTAGTAATGGGTGAACCTGTGATGTTTAAACTATCTCCGCTTTCGGTAACCGCTACACTTGTAACTGTTCCTACTGCACCACTTGAACGCTGCCAAATAGAACCGCTATAAATAACATAATCACCTACTGCAAAAGTAATAACACCTGCTCCAAAATTTACAGAACCTGCTGCATTACAAATATAAACATCACCTGTGTCGCCTGTTCCATTCGCTAATGTTGGAGTATTTGTTGCTGCACTCCACATACCTTTGTATTCCATTATAGAACTAGGTAATTGTGATACAGGAACTTTACCTGAACTATCTAATGATGCGTATCCATTAGATGCACCTTTTTCACTTCTTAACTGATAAGTATCTAATAAGGCTTGACTAGGAAAAGTTTGCACATAAGCACTACCACTCCATAAATAAAGTTTATTAGTATCCTTTGCACAATATATAGTATCAATAGTTCCTGTTACAGGAAACGCTGCCAAGTTAGCATAAAAAGAAACTGACCCTGCGAATAAGGAAGCAATCTGTTCAAGTGTAATCTTCTTTGAAACACCTGTTATTGGGTCACCTACTATCGTTAAGTCAGTTGTTGCAGGTGACATTTCTGTCGCCAATTGATTTATTTTTTTAGATTCCATTTGAAGGTATTTGACAAGTGTCGTTTAATGAAGATAATGTTAATGTAAAATCTATTTTAATACCTGCTAAATAATCAGGGTCGCTTTCAGTGTAAAAGGTTATAGGCATATTATCACCCGCTATCCAATTATAAATATGGTCTCTTAAATTAGCAACCAAATCCTGACCGATTAAAGTCATATCACTTAATACTTCTGTTTCGTTTGTTTCTTCCATTAGCATCCTATCCATTACATAGATAGAAAAATTGTATTGTATTTGCTTTGCTAATATTTGAGCATCAGTTAAAGTAAAAAACATAGCAGGGTAAGTTACCTCACCATTGCTTAATCGTTCCCAAACATCACCAAAATATACAAACTTAATTTGCTCGTGATTGTTTCCGAATGTTGTTATTTGCTTTACTATTTGATTTAAGGTCATTCTTTTTTGTTTTTTCTAAATAAACTTTTAGCTTATTTTGATTCTTAATGTTTGCTTCTTTGCTCATATTAACATCCTATTTTACCCTGATACTTTTCGGCTAGGTTTTTATTCTCATAACAACTGCCATCTTCCAAATATAAAGATGAAGTGTATCCTTCTAAATCAGGTATTATGGTATCAATACCACTTGTAAAGTTTAAATATTCAGGGAACAAAGTATTATTCTGTCTTAAATATTTAATCACTCTTTGTTTGTAAAATTCTGCTCGTGTTCTATATCTATTAGCTACATCAATCATATCCTGCATTGAAGGATTTTCTGTGTTATCACCTGACTTTCTTAATAGACCCTTATTATAAAATTGATATGATAAACCCATTGGAAGTTCACTCATAACATAATAAATCAAGCAATCAGCTAAATAATTATTTAAAAGTATTACTTCGTTAGCGTTTAAATTATTTGCAGTTATACCTGCTTGTAATCTATTATAAAGTGTGCTACCCAAAGTAGGTAATATATACATATCCTGTGCAGTCTTTATTTCAGGTAATACTAATTTTTCATCTACATTAGCGTGTAATCCTGTTCTATCTTTTATACCTTGTACAGATATGAATAATGTATTTAATGACATTTCTTATTTTTTTCTTGTTACTACATTTGTTTTCCATTCGTGGCGACAAGATTCACTTGCTACCCCATTGTCATTCCACCATCCTCCCCTTCTATCCCAAACTGAATATCCTAATCTTGCACTCATTGATTCAATATCACTTCTGCTATATAATTTATTTGCACCTAGTAAAGCCTTACAGAATGGTCTGCTATTAGTTATGTCGCTATTATTAAAACCTGCTATCCAATCATAAGAATAACGAACTAAAATTTCAGTTGTTTGTGGCTTTGTTTCACCTACTGCCTTGCTCAATGGTTGTGTTAACTCCCTTGAAATTATAATGTTGCTATTTATTCCTTTGCCTATTTTAGTTTCAGTAGTCTTTAATATCTTTCTATCCTCTAAATCCTTTATAACTGTATTAATAGTTTCAACACTTTCATCTAAAATCTCTGCTAATACTTCAGGTGTAATATCCTTTTGTTTTGCTATTTGGTCTAATATGTCTGATTCTAATTGATTAACATCAGCAAACATATAAAAGTCTGCCTCATCACTAAAACGCTTTTTAGATTTCCAAATGTTATAACTTTCTTTAGTTTCACCAAACTCAAAGAATACTCCAAAATCTTGTTCAGCAAATTGTGCATCTAGTTCTTCCGAACCTAGCCAAGTATTAACTTCTTCATCACTTAACGCATATCCTGTTTTAAGCATTGCTGAAGCCTGTTCTCTATTAATCTTACCTTTAGTAAATTCACGAATGATACGCTGCATATTCTGCCACTCACGACCTTTTAAACCTTTGATATGCTCATTAACAGATAAACTTTGTGCAGGTGCTGCAGCATCTTGTACAGGTGCATATTTAGTCATATCAATTCCTATCTTCTCTAATACCCACTCTTTAGGAGCAACTGAAACTATTGTTTGCTCACTAAATTCTATTCCTATTGGTTCAGTAGGTATAATTTTAATTTCAGTTTGAACACCTTTTAATTTAGCTAACATATTAAATACACTTTCTAGGTGCATCTGTTTAGCGTTAACATAAGTGTTCTTAAATATCTCGTAGCCATCACGCATCTCTGTTCTACTTCCTAACTTACCTGCTTCTGCAATACCCATAATTGATGGAGTAGTAACTTGATGCCCACTAAAGATATTAGTTTGTATTAATTCATCTATTTTACCAAAATCCTCTTTGGTTAAATCACTCGTACCTAAATCATCTACGACAGGCTTCCTAGATATGTCATTGACAAAAGCAATCATATATTTTTTACCATCAGCACCGCTATAAGTCTTTCTTAATCTATTATCTACATTTCTTTTTTCTTCATCATTAGGCTCACCATTTGGTAAGGTAATAAGTTTACTAGCAGAAAACCCTGTTTGAGCATTACCTAAAATATGTTTAGATACCTCAATATCTGATTCAATATAATTTAAAGCAGCAAAATAACTAGGCAATCCATAAATACCTATGTTTGGTCTATACTCTTTTACATACAAAATTTGTTTACCTATTGGTTGTTTAGGATTAAATGCAGCAATAACATCAGGTTTAACTTTGTTATCCTTCCAATCTTCTTTATACCAATACTGCGTATTATCTTTATTCGTGCGTATCTTAACATAATCACAATGCCATATCTCTGCTAAATTACCTGCTAAATCCCAAATAACTTCCATATAAGCACCGCCAAATATCTCAATGTCCAAAGATACTTTTCTAGTTAAATCATCTAAAGATTCAACTCTATTTGCTTTATCAATAAAGGATTGAGCATCTGCCTCACCACTCCAACCATTACCTGTAATGTAGTGAACCTTGCTTTTAATGATGGCACTATGCTTTGATGACTTGTTGTATAAGTCAACTATATATTCAGGGTAATCATTATTTTCCCCATATTTTATGTATCCGCCATCAATACCTTTCTTCTCTTTGAATTCAGGCTGCCTAGCTTCTGCGAATGTTAATACTCTTAAATCTATCATTGTCTAATGGTATAAGTGTCTGTTGTTGTATATTCTGTATATGATATAGTAGTACCTGAAAGCCACATAATCCCTGTTTCTAGCTTGTTTAAGCCACTAGGATTTGTGTTGCTAGTACTTGCTTGTTCATATATCTCGTATGTGTATTGCCCTTCTAAAGCAGTATTAAAGTATGTATTAGTTACAATGCTAAATTCATTGAACCTGTCTTTATATGAACTTAAATCAGTTGCGTTTAATTTAACAAAACTTACTACCTCATTGCTACTTCTATTAGTAAATACAAATAAATAGTTTGGGTTAGTCAATAACTGCTTTTCAGTTAATGTTAACACAATAGTATTTGTTTCGCCTTTAGTTAAATGTATCATTACTAATATATAGGGAAATAATGAATGTTTGCAAAATAGTAATATAGTTATAATTTGCATGAATTTTACATTAAAACCTATGCAATAGTTAATAAATTGGCAATATATGTCCGAATTAGTGTTAGATATTTATCTAATTATGTAACATAGTTAGGATTAATTCGGTAGTAATACTACCCTGATAGCAAAAAATGTAAACTCTGCAAGTTTTGATAGTGTTCACTGCCTGTGAACAATGGTAATAAGTGAACATATTATTTACTCAATGGAGTGAGTAATTTTACTCAAAGTAAAATAGTAAAGCTATTATTTTACTTTATCAATCAAAAGGTAAATATATAACTTGACAAATGAGCCGTAAATGATTGATAAACGGCTCAATATTGATTGATAAATGCACATCATAAAGTGCACTTAATGACTCATATTGCCATCATTAGTGTCAAATAAGACACATTATGGTGGATATATATAACACAAAAACCCCCACCTAGAATACTAGGCAGGGGAACTAACTATGAAAAACTACAAACCTAACCTGCAGTTGTAAGAGCAGCAGCGACTGTACTATTTACTTCAGCACACAAACTAGGTTCAGCACCTGTAAATGTTAAAGTATATCCGCTTCTGTCTCCTTCAGCAGTACCTGTTGCGGCACTACCTGCGGTTAAATCTATTGCCCTTGTTTTACCTACATACCAAAACTTACCATTGTTGTCTTTAGCAACTGCTACAAGTCTATTTTGTGCTAATAAAAGAATTTCATTTCTTGTATTCGCTTGTAACTTATTTAAAATTATTGTCAATTCAGGGGTAAAAAATAAAGTACCATTTTGAACATTTGATGCTACATTCTCTGTAAGCATTGAAGTTCCTTTGGTTAACTCATATTTATAAAACCTCTTACCTGCTGCTTTAGTTAGTGCAGTTATTACACCACTTACTTCAGTAGTAGAAGTTACATCTGAACTTGCAATAAAATAAACTTCCGTAATTCCGCCTAAAGAATCACGACAATCTAGGGTATATCCCTGTGTTAATGCACACGCCATTTTTGTTTATTTTATTTTATTAAAAAATGGGGAGTATGTTTCAACTCCCCTTATAATTAAATTGCTACTTTAACGATTTCATCAGGGAATGCTACGTTCACACCCATTTTGAACTCTGCTGCAAAACGAACTTCATCAGCCTCTTTTGCAAAGAAGATTTCAAACTTTTCTTCTTCGTTAAGTAAATCTGTACCCAAGAACAAGTTGCTTAAACGCATTGCATAAACATCGTTTGTTCCGTTTAAACCTTGTAAAGCTACTACTTTAATAGAAGTTCCCGGAAGTACAAATTCAGCATCTGCTTTAACATCAATTGAATATTGGAACATATTAGCGTTCTTCAATGCAATAGTGTAAGTTCTGAAAGTATCTTGACCACAAACAATAACCATATCATCAGCAGCTACTACTTTAGCAGGGATTGCTTTATAAACACCATCAAATAAACTAACTACGTTAGCTGCAGTGATAGAACTTAAAGGAGCACCTGAAATATATCCTGATACGTTAGCATCAACTACACCACTTGCAGCACCGATTAATTTGATGAAGCCATCAAACTTATTCAAGTTACCATTAGCAGAAGTAGTATCACCTTGCCATAAAGCAGTCTCTAATTGAGAAGCAATTGTTTTAGCTTTTCTATCAGAATAATCTTGCTCAAAAGGAATTGAATCATATTGACTACCTGTTGGTAAAGCCTTTTGTAAGTATTTAGCTTCCAATGCTTTAGGACATAAAGCCTCTTGTACTTTAATCTTACCTACTGTTACAGTTCTTTGTGTAAAAGAAGTTGTACCTGATGCGTTCCAACCGCAAGTACCACCTGCTTGAAAGAAAGCATCTGTATCCATAATATTAATGGTTTCTGCGGATTTAACTCCAACCATTACGTTACCTGCACTTTTGATAAGAGCAGCAGTTTTTGCACCTAATACAGATGAAGTCACTAACTGTGCTTCGTTTTCTTTAGTATAGTTGCTTAATGTTGATACTGAAAATGACATTTTTTATAAATTTATTTGTTTAAAATTGCGTTTCTATATTTCTCTAATCTCTCATATTTAGTATCATTTGTAGATACATATGATTGAAAAGCGTTTGCTGCTTTTTGAGTTGGTTCAGCAGTTGGAGTGTTTGAAAGTGCTTCTACTAATTCAGCTACTTGTGCAAACCCTTGTTTTACTTTACTCTCTAATTCAGCAATTTTTGTTTCTAATTGACTTTTTTGCTCTGCAAAATCTGCTTTTAATTCAGATACCATAGCAGTAGTATCTTGTGCAGGTGCAACAGGTGCAGCAGGTGCAACAGGTTCTTCTTCTACAATATCTTCTTTAGGGGAAGAAATTTCAATGATTGTTCCTGTTTCATCTACTTGGATAGAAGTACCATCCATTAATTGATGTTCGCCTTGTGGAGCAGGAGTGCCATCAGCCATCTCTACTTTACCACCGATTTCTAATGCAGAAATCATAACCTTTGTTCCATCAGCCAAAGAATATTCAGCCATTTCTACCTTTGTAACTACAGGTTCTGCAGGTGCAACAGGTGCTTGTGGCTCAATTACTTGTGGCATATCTTCAAATAAGGCTCTTATTTGTTGTAATGCTTCTTTTGGGTTCATCTTTATTTTTCTTTAAATGTGAATAATTACTATTGTTTATCACTTAAGCAGTTATAGTGCTTAAAATGTCTTTAATCTTTTGCATCTTAATCATATCATTAGATAGCTTTGGAGTGTAATTAAATATGCCCTCAATAGAGAATCCATTAATCTTACCTTCCTTAACTTGCTGCCATACTTCATCATTTTCAACTAACATAGATACAAACCAACTTCCATCAGGTGCATCCTCAAATCCTTTCATTGGCAAAATACCCCTAGTCTTATCACTTATAAAACTCTCAAACATTGTTACCCCTGTTTCTATTTGGGTAGGGTCGTGCATTAGGTTAACATTGTTTTGGTAACCCTTTTTAAAGTACTTTTGTACAATCTTAACAATAGTATCTTTAGAAAATGCCACATAATAATCACCAAAATTAGCATCACTTCTAAAAATAGGAGTGTCAGCCAACATAGCACAACCGCTAATGATACGCTTGTCCTCACTAATAACTTGAAACTTTTGTTCATTCTTAAATGCATTCCAATTCTTTTGAATAGCAGGTCTGTCAACCAAAGCGACAAACTGAACTTCAGCATCATCTAATGGGTCATCAGAAATCTCTAACATATATAAAGGTAATTCCATACTCATAAATATCTAATTTTAAAATATTAACTAAATCTTGCTCTTTGTCTTATTGCAGCTATCCTTTGTTGATTGCTAGTTACATCACTTTCAATTACATAGGCTCTTACCGCTTGATTGCCTATATCGTTAATTGATTGCTGATTTAATTGTGTTACTTGTGCTTGTGGTGCTTGTGGTATCATTGGTGCTGCACCTCCAATTCCACCGCCTCCACCACCTGTATCACTACTTCCACCTGACTTAAACCGAGCAATAGTTCCTGCTGCTATTGTTGCTATTGAAATACCTGCTCCAATTTTTAAAGCTGCAATTTTACCTGCACCTATTCCTGCTGCTATTGCATAAGCAGGGTTTGGAACTCCAGGTGGTAATATTGCAGGTACTGCTGCAACACCTGCTTTTACTCCAACAATTGCAGAAGCAGTAGTAGAAATAATTTTACCAATTTCTAATGCCTTACTTACTGCAAATATTATATTTGCTAATTGTTCATTCCTACCTGCTAACCCTTCTAAAAGATATAAAGCATTTTGAGCATTATCATATTTAGCTTGATTTAATTCTATTTCAGCCTGTAATAATGCATCTTTAAGTTCTTTATCATTTTGTCTAATAGTTTCATTACTTGTAACAATTAGATTAGTTCTATATTGTATTGCTGCAATATGTGCATTTTTACTTTCAAGAGCAGCCGCAGCATCTCTTTCATCTGCTTCTTTTTGTAATCTAACACCATCATCTGCTAATGCTTTATCATCATTTGCAATTTGTTCATTACGATTTTTATTAAAGTTTGCTAAATCTAATGCATCTTTTTTTGCTTTTTCTGCTGCCTTATCATCTTCTACTTTCTTTTTATCTGCATCTGCTTTCTTTTTATCTGCTGCTGCTTTATTGATTCTTACTGCTTCATTATTTGCATCTATTTGTATTTTAAGTTTTTGATTTTCATATTGATTAGTAGCTTCAATTGATTCCTTTCTAAATTTTTCAGAATTTGCTAATATATCTTTATCAGTTGATTTTGCGTTTTCTTTTTTATCTTTTTCCCATATAGCATATTTTTTCCTATAATTTTGTAAATATTCATCTAATAATAATGAATCGTTTGTTCTTTGTTCATTATATATCTGTGCTTCAGTTGCACCATTCTTTTTTAATTCAGATATTCGTAATTCACCTGCTTTTTTTATTTTAGTAATATTACTATCTAAAATTTCATTTTGAGTTGCAATAGATTCATTTAATTTATCTTGTGCACCTTTTGCTTCTTTTGTACTTGATGTTAAACTACCTAATGCTTCAATTAATAATCCTACTAAAACAACTATTGCACCTATTCCTGTTGCAATTAATGCTGCTCTAAATATTCTCATTGCAATAGTTGCACCTGTTGTAGCAGTTGTTACAACAACTGTTGCTGCTGCTTGTGAATTTAATGCCACAGTTTCTGCTTCAATTGAAACAACTGCCTCTTGTGCAACCTCTACTGCATCACCCATTATAAAGTTATATGCAGCTTGATAAATAGATGTGCTTTTTATTACTGCACCTAGTTGTCTAAAACTATCTATGCTTTCCCCTATTGATTGCAATCCTTGTGAAATTGCCATTGCAGATTGTACTTTTAATAATGTCTTTTGCACATTATCACTTTCTGCTCCAAATAAAGCCATTGCACCTTGTACCGCACCAAAGCCTCCTGCAACACCTGCTAAAGATGAAGTTAATGCTTTAAACTTTGCATCAGGATTAAAGGCATCAGTTAATGATTTAGCATCACCTATTCTATCACGAAGTTCAGCTACTTTCTTTGCTGCATTAACTGCTTGTACTGATGTAGCACCAAACTTTTCGGACATACTTAATACATCCTTACTAGCTTCTCTTAACTGCTCTCTAAATGATTTGACTGCACCTTTAGCTTGTTCGCCATCAACCTCTACTTTATATTGTAAATTATTTGCCATTAGTATGTTGTTTCAATTACTTTTAATAAACTTATTTTGGTCGTATTATATTCCATTGGATTAAATCCATCTACTTTATTTAATCTGAATAGTACACCATCTATCCAAATGTATTTGCTAAAATCTAAATTTAATATATCAATTGTATTAAGCAAAGCAGAACAAGTTAATAGTTTACTATTCTTGTCTGTTATCTCGGCTATGTAATCACTATGATAGGCATTAAATAGATTTGTTGTAGGATATGTTGTAGGGGTAAATGATAACTCTTTAGGTGCTCCAAAGTTAATATCATTAGCAGGAGAAGTAGGGTCATCTAAATGCCCTGCATAACCATAAGCAGTAGGACTACTTAATACAGTTCCTAGATTCATAATATTATAACTTGTTACCCCTGTTATCTTTTTAACTTGCATTATCCTTATAACACTATCCATAGCATCCTCTTTTGTATTGTTATTAGATAGTTTATAAATAGCAGCATATATTTTATCAGTTCCTGTTTGTTGAAATAAAACGCTAGGTGCAAATATTATATTTGTTGTTTCTGTATCTTTTGCAAAGTCAAACTCTGTATCATAAATCCTATCTGCGTATCCTTCGCTATATTTCTTTGTGTAATTTTCATTATAAAAATCGTTATCTGTCTTATACTTATATTGAAAGTATCTCGCATTAAGTTCACTCATTGGCTTTATGCTTAATGGCTTTGACCTATCTATTTTATTTGACCAATCCTCTGCATTATCACTAACAGAAGGATAGAAATTTATGTAAGGTTTTATTAATATCTTTTTATCATCCCACTTATCATCATAAACATATAGGTTAAACATCTTACATATACTTAAAAAGAAATCTCTTTGGAATATACCTTTAGGAATTACATTATTAATTTTAATAGTTTCTGCATAATTAATAGGTACTATTTCTACTGAAGTAGTTGTCATATCAAATCCTGAAGAACTTAAACTATTAAACTCATAAGGCTGACTGCCTAATGACCAAGTAATATGTACTTGAAAATAATCATTTGTATTAATTGTTACCCCTGTTAAATTAAAGTTTACTTGGAAAAAATTACCACTAAATCCTGTACCCATATTATATGAAGCAATAGCAGTTCCGTTTTTCTTTAAAAACATTGTAGCATTTTGACCTATTGCCCACTCTGCGTTTACATTGAAATCTATATTTACTACTTTTGAAGTAGCACCTGTAAATGTAAATAATGTATTACTAGAAGTTAAAGTAAAGTTTCCCAATGTTATTGTTCCAAATTGCAAATATAATTCAACTGCAGTTCCACTATATGTTTGGTCTATTGGATATGCTTTTAATTGAACATTGCTTGAACTAGATAAAACCTTTTGATTATGTGGTATTATAAGTCTATTATATAATTCTAAATCACCTGCTTCTAAATCTAAAGTATATGTGTAATCAGTTCCTGCAAATATTTTATCTATATATTCAGCTACAAATAAAGCAGGTCTAAATGTACTTACTTGGAAATCTTTTTTAAATGTTCCATAAGTTCCTGTGCTTACATTGCCAAAGTCAATCAATGGGTAATAATAACCTGCACCTGTTATGCTATTCCAACTGTTTGTAATATTTGAAACATTATAAGTATGGTCATATGCACTAAAATCTAAATCCTCTATTCTTGAATTTCCTAATGCAGTTATAAATCCGCCTAATTCACCAAAGACAGAACATTGATATTCTATTGTTTTGCCATCTACAACTATCTCAAGTATTCTTAATGTACCCTTAAATATTTGTACCTTGTCAATAAATATCTTGCATTGTGCTGCTTTACTTGCATTGAAGTTATAGTTAACATTTGGTAAGGTATTATCAAAGAAATTAGCATTACCTAAATCAAATACAAATCCAAATATTTGGTTATTAATAGCAGTACCTGATAATGATATAGTTTTACTAAAGGAAGTATTTTTACTACCAAAATCAGTAATGTCATCTATTGCATAAGTAAACTCTGTACTTATATCTTGCAATAAATCTAGCTTATAATCTTCTACATATATCTCTGTACTAATCATTATCTAAATTGGCTTGTTAAATATTTACCTACCTCTATGTCAATTTCAAAGTTAAATAACTTATCACTACTTTCTAACTTGTACTCATAGTTTGTGCTACTAATTGTAATAGGGAAGTATGCACCTTGCACTTCCATATATGTAATAGTACTTGCAAACAACTGTGCTAACCATTCATAATCCTGCTCACTAACCCAATCAGATATAAGATGAAACTTATCCTTATGCTGAATAGCATAGTTCAAAGTAGTTTCATTATACTTATTATAAGCATCTATATTGGTCATAGTGTTTCCGCTTAACTGCCAATCATTCCTTCTGTACGAAGCCCTTTGTAGTTCTGTTGACCTTTTGTTAACTAATGCAAACTTCATAGTATCCCAACCGCCTAAACGATTAAGGAAATGAAGATTATACTGCTTGTATTTAGGATAGCACTTTTGAGTAAATTGCAACTTCCTAGATATTGCCACACCTCTTTTTAAATAAACATTATATCCATAAGTAGATTCTGTAATAAGTGTTCTACCTGCAAAAGTATTAATATGCCCTGCTTGACAATTAAACAAATTCATTTCACCACTTAACGTAATGCTACCACTTGCAGTATCTACTACTGAACCTGATTCATTTATAACATCAATGAAAGCCGAATAAGAACCTGCAGTAATCTTAAAATAAGTCGCATAAAAATTATCCCCATACTCAATCGTAATATTGTCATTGTCTCTTTCCGTAATCCAATCATCTGTAAAATTTTCTAAAAGTAAATTGTCGTAATAATCAGACAATACTAATGGGGTATTATTATTAGTAAATAGAATATCTGCAAATAATGGTGGATAGTAATTGTAAGAACTTAACGCACCTGAAACTAGATTTAAACTTGTAACTAAATTACCCCCACTTACATACTCCTCACCTATCTTTATTTCACTATCTACTTTTATCTTATCATTAGATGCCACCAAAATAGAACTACCTGAAGGCTCAAAGTAATTAGTTACATAACTCCTTACCATTGGTGATGCGTTAAATATTCCATAGCTACCTTCTGCTGAAGGTGATGGATATACTTTTGTCCTACTAACTTGACTTCCGTTTACATAAACATCATACACAAACTTAAACGCTGTTTGACCTACATTAGTTGAACTTGAAACGAACCATAAGTCATCGTGCATACTGCTATAAGGTGCAGGACTACTTTGTATTGTTATTGCCATTGTTTTGTTTATTTGTTGCTTGAATCTTAATATTTATATCTTCTCCTAAAGCTGCTAGTATTACATTAGTAAAATTACTTCCAAATGTTGAAGTCAATGCCTCATCAAAGTAATGCGTACTCCTTAAACCTTTTCTATGTATAGACCTAGCTACTAAATAAGCTAATGACTTTTTGCTATCTATTGCTTTTAATTCTACTCCTAGTTTTGAATATCTTTTTACAGATACTGCCTTTAGTTTGTTGTAACCAAGCCATCCTTCTATTACTGAAACGGGTATGCTCTTTTTAGATGGGTTAAACTTAAATTGGGTCTTTGAATCTGCCTTCTCGTTTTTAGTTCCTTTAACACCCTTATTTACATACTCAAAGTATTTAGAAGCAGGTTTATTTTCAGGGTAACCTAATGATAAAACATAAGTATTGCCAAACTTGGTTTGCTGAATCCTTATATCATTAATAGCACCTGAAGCTATTGATTTGTTTTTACGCAGATTAGATTGAGCCTCAACTATAAATGCACCACCAAACATCTTCATAATCTCCTCAACCACAGGCAATTCTCCATCAGGGATATTTGCAGTTCCTAATGAGTTAAGTATTTTAGATGCTAAAAATTTAGCTTGTGCTTGAGATATGTTCATACCAATAAATAGGACAAAGGTATAAAAATAACTAACCCCACCTTTTTAGGGATGGGGTCATTAACCAAAAACTAAAAAACTATCTAACCTTCTTTATCTGCTCATTGTCATAATCTGTCTTTGCTTTTAGATAGGACAGGGTATTAAGACATTCTATTGTTGAGAGTTCATACGCTTCCGTAACTGTGCAATTTTCGTACTCGGCAATAAGTTTGGTACTATACTGCCATCCAAAATACTCAATAAACTTACTACCACCTCTGTCGCTTCTTGCTCCTTCATCCCTGCCTTTGTCATTTTGTTCGCCATATAATCCTGTGAAACTTCTATCCAATTTCTGTATAGTTGATAAAAAAAAACCAACGAGTGATAAACATCTACAAACCTAGCTTCTAACATATCATTAGCGTATTCCTGATGGCTACTTGCATCATAGGGTAAGTCAACCCAAAAGCCTAACTTTTTCTTCTGTGGTATTACCATTGTCGCTGCTAACTTATGTAGGTTGCCATATAAATCCTGACTAAATACCTTGCTCTCAATATACCTTGCAAATGGCATCTTGCTTACATTGTAGTTTATTCTATACCTTTTACTATTAGAAGTGCGTATAAACTTAACAGGTTTGCCATTAACAGGCTCATTTAAGAAAGTAATACTTTTACTCATCTTTGCGTATTCATTCAAAGGAAGGCTATCTACTTGCATTTCTGTAAGGTTATTGACTATTGCAACTAATCTTACATTTATGTCTAGGTCAGTATCATTCTTATCCTTTGAGTTAAGAACATTGTAAATCTGTTGGTATTGCCAAACACTTATTTTTTCCCACATAGTTCCTTAAATTTACATAAAGATACAACAATTATTAATAGCACCATACCTAATAATGTACCTAAAATTAATCTTGTAAATCCTATTGTAATCTCTAATATTTCTTTCATATCTTATTTATTTTAAGTATTGTAGTTAATTGTTTTTCGTATTCTAAATATTCTTCAAGTGCTTTGATTTGTAAATCCTTTATTGATATTTCTATTTCTTGTTTCTTAATTCGTTCAAGCAGGGTTTCTATTTCCATCCTGTCTAATAGACTTTGTTTTAGCTCGTATGGTTTCATAAGTTTTAGTTTTTAAAATATCCCTGCCCCCATTGGGACAACCCACTAACGGTTATTAATTTTAATTAAGCAGGGATAGTAAGTTAAATATTTTGTAGGTATGCAGTTATTAAGAATGCTACAACTAATATTATTACTGCTTCTATGTTATGTTTGTTTTTGATACAGCGAAGATATATAAACTTATATACTACTTCCAAACATATTCCCAACTATTTTTAAACTTTGTGATGAACGGTAATTATCAAGGACAAACGGTAAATTACATAAAAGTATACCTGCCATTGCCCCTTTTGATGCTGAAGTTATTCCACGCTAAAGCCAATGCCATTACGCAGTCATCGTGAAATCCACTAGGGGCAGAATACTTAACCCCATTTGCAGTGAACTGATATTCAAACACTTGCAGTTCGTTTGTTATTGCTCCTTCAGGGAATCCAATTCTACCCTGTTGTATTGCAGTTGCAAGACCTTCCATAAGTTGCTGCTTACTTGAACTCGTAAACTTTAAACCTTCAATGGCTATACCTTCCCTTTGTAAATCTTCTAGGATAGGGTCACCTACACCTGTACTATCTACTAATATAGGACATCTAGGCAGCCTTTTAATATTCTCTTTGGTGTTATGCCAATCCATTTGATACCTGTCAAAATAAGCCACGTTACCCCCATTATCTAATCCTATGATTACTGTATGGTCAACTGACTTTGCAAGGTCAATACCAAATGCAACTATTTGTTGGTTGCTAATAGGTTTTATACAATCCTGAATGAATTTGTTCCCAAATGGGTTAGCACTATTCTCGCTAGGGTTTGCCATATATTCCTGCTCAAATACTACATTTGGCAGTTGCATTCTTGCTTCATCTATTTCCTGTGGGTCAATGAAAGGATTATCATAGCTAGTAAACTTAAACGATGCCCAATCATTTTCACCTGCCTTCATAAACAGGCTATAGAAATAATTCTTACCTCTAGGTGTAGAAAGGAATATTGCCTTCCCTTTGTAATCTGTCAGGGTTGGTCTAATACTATTCTGCCATCCTGATTCAAGTTCAGGGATAAATGATGCTTCATCTATGATAACTAAATGAAATTTTCTACCCCTTAAATTATCTAATCGTTCCCCTGTGAAGAATTCAATCTGTCCGCCATTGGGAAAATCTATTTTAAGGTCTGACTTGTTTTTAGGCAATTCTAGGGACTCTGTTAGCTTACTGAAGAAAACCTTTGCCAACCCATAAGTAGGGGTAATATAAGCCACTGAATAGCCTTTAACCGCATATGTGACTGAAAGTATCTGTGACAGTTCTGACTTACCAAATCTTCTGCCGCACATCACCACTCTAAAACGCTTGTCGCATTCTAATATCTTCTGTTGATTTGCGTGTGGGTTAGGTAAGAATATTTGCATTATAAAATGGTTTTACCATCTACAAAGATAACCTCTATTTTATTATCTGATTTAATATCCATCTGTTCCTTTGGCTTACCATATACCCTAGTCAATAAAGTTTCAATTGAATATAGGCTTCCCTTGCTCATTGAGTTTAATATAGCCTTACAAATGGTTCTTTCTAATGCAGTTGCTAATACATCATCCTGTATAGATTTAAGTTGTTCTTGATTCATTGCCATTAGATTTTGTATTGTATCGTTTACTTCAGATAACTTATACCCCTGCTCAATAAGTAAGCTAACATACTTTTTAGGTCTGCCATTTGGATTCCCTGACTGACCCTTTACAAATGGTATTAAATGTTCTTTGCTCATTCTGTTTTTATTCTGTTTATTTATCTAATTTAGATTTAAAATGCTCACAAAGTTTATCCATCTTGCTAACATAATAAGTCATAAAGTCTTTGAACCCTTCGTTATCTTGTTGATAGCTGACATACAAAATACCCCTTAATCTTTGTGATGGGGTTTTGTTTATTTCTAGGTCTGTCTTAATGCTATCTATGTTATCTAGTTCATCTTGTTGAAATGGTTCTTCTTTGATGGCTATGTAACAGAATCTTTGGTTAAGTTGGAATACCTGTGCTGCATCATTTGGTGACATTTCCTGTGTTCCAAATGTTACCTTAATTGTTTTATCCTTTCTTGATGTTAAGCCTTCTATTTGTGCAGGTAAAATTATCATCCTAGTTTTTGTTTATGTATCTCTTTTAAAAATTCCATATATTGTTTCTTGTCTCCGTATTGTAAATGATGCTCTCTGCATAGTGCCATAAGATTATCTATTGTATCCCCTTTCTTTGTTCCCCCCATTCCCCTAGCTTCTATGTGATGAATGTCTACTGCCCTTGCACCGCAAGTTTCACAAGGTATAAAATCCTCACCTGTGTAACCAAAATGGTTCAGATATACTTTAGTATGATTTTTAATTGCCTATCAGTTTATTATAAATAGCAAATCTTTTATTATTTATAGCCTCAAAGTTAAACTCCCTTTCACAGAATTCAAATAATTTCTGTCCGTATTCTATTCTAGCTGCTTCATCAAAAGTTAATAGCTTAATCCATTTATACCAATCAGTTTGATTATTTACATAGCATACAGGCATATTTTTATAAGGATGCACATTGCTAACTATTGCAGGGTTTTTCTTTGCAGCCGTTTCTAATACTTTTAAATTAGATTTCATTGAACCAAACTTATTATCTACTAAAGGAATTAAACTTATATCAGAGTCAGCATAAGCACCCATATACTTTGTAATTTCTGCATAGTCATATATGGTAGGGTTTAACTTTAATCCGTTTGTAAATACTCCTATCATTCTATCCCATAGATGTTTCTCCCCTAAATTATATCCTGCAATAACTGTTCTTATAGGAAAATTTATCTTCTTCATTGGGAATCGTAATATATCTAAATCAGGAACGTGAGTGCCTGACCCACTCCAAAATAATCTAACCATATCCGATTCAATCTTATTATCCATAAACTGCTCTTTACCATAAGGTAAGGCATTAGGTAGTATTTCTACATTAGAATTATATATAGATATTTCTTCTGCTAACCTTTCGTGTGTGCAGGTGCATAGGTCTGCAATCCTAATAAAATCCGTTATCCTTTGAGTAACATCACTATCCCTATATCTATCAGCTAGAACGTGTGAAGGTGGCAATATCCAATAGTCATCATTATCTACTACCAATTTAAAGTTATATTTCTTTCGCATATCCTCAAGCATTGATATTTCTGTAAATGCTAGGAATCTATTAAATATTACTATGTCATAGTTATTATCAAATACTGCTTCGTTTATTGTATCTGTAATTAAACAATAATCTTTCTGCATATTAACTAAAGGCATCATTATTCTATGATAACCTACACCACTAAACTTGCTAGTAATAGCTAATATTCTCATAGGTTATTTGTTTTGTTTAACTATTAGTTCTTTCATAAATTCAACCCCTGCCTTAAAGTAATGCTTTTTCACGCCATAAAATGTTTTTTCAATATACTTATCTATATCCTCATCACTTGGTAGTTCTATTGGATTTAATTGATTAATGATACCGTCATCTTCTAAATCATAAAGGTAATGATGTTTATCTGCCAATTTTATTGCCTCTCTTACTTGTTCTTCTGTATATAGTTTCATAGGTTATTTGTTTTGGTTTGTAAGTTTACGAGTTTCTGCTGCACAAAACTCAAGTAATACTGAAACTACTTTAAGTTTTTCATCTTGAGGTAATCTATTAAAACAATCTTTAATATTTATTACATCTGTCAATTCTCCATCAATAGTAGTTGCAAAAATGCTAGTAGATGGAAATAAATCGTGAGCATTCATTTTAATTGGTTGACTTAAAGTACCTGTTCCTGTTAATTGTTCTTTCATTGTTTTTTTGTTTTGTTTATAGGTTTTGTTGTAGTATTTTTCTGCCACAAAAAAATTATTATCTTCATCAATTCCAACTTGAAACCCTTGCATTATCTGCTTTTTTTCTTTTTCAAGTAATCTTTTTTCATTACTTGCAATCCAATTTAATATTGTTAATGGATTATTTTGTGTATCCCAATATTCAAATATTTCTTGTAAGGCTGTTTTCATATTTTGTTTGTTTTTGTTTAATAATGTAAAGTTTATTTAATTTAATTAATTAATAGTAAGTATTAGTACTAAATTTAAAATATTTATAATTAGAATTATATTTCTAATTTGGTTAAATAATTGTTTTTTAATTGGTTTTTTTATAGTAATTAGAATTATATTTCCAATTTGGTTTTTGGATATTGTGTATAAAATTTTCCCATCCATTTTTCTGATTCAGCCTTGTATTTTTGTTTAGCTTTAAGTAATTGTTGTATAGTCCCTTTTAGGTTTTTTACATACTCATCTTGCCTATTAATACGAAGTGATTTATTTTCATCTTCTAATTCTGCTATTTGGCTTTCTAAAATACCAACCTTAACTCCATATTCTTTTAGTTGCCTATGCAAATCAGCGATTATTTCATCTTGAGAATAAATTCTTTTTACCTGTAATAAAACCTCTCTATCTACATATGTTTTCATAGGTTATTTGTATTGATTTAATAATTTTTCATTCTTTTTACTACCACATTTGGTACAAACTAAATAAACCTTTATGACTTTAGAAAAATGTTTACTTAATGTAGTTAGTACTTCTGCTTTACAATTAGGACACAAATCTCCTACATTACATTTTTTAGATAATGTTTTGTTCATAGATTATTTGTTTTTGTTTATTGGATATGTACTTAACCATTGTATGCCATATACAGAATCTACGCCATAATCTCCATCATAATCCCATTCATATTTTTCTTTGCAATTAGGACATTCTCCACTTTTATGCTCAATCGCAATAAAATTAATATCACAATACAAACAATTTGATTCTATTTCTTTCATAGGTTATAGTTTTTCTATTTCTTTTTTAACTTCTTGCCAAAAATTAATATCATATGTAATATGTTCAGTTAAAAATTCACCTTCTAATGATAGTTTATATGGGTTAGAATTTATTATTTCATCTACTGCTATTAATGCACATTTTTTCCCTCTTTGTTGTCTAATTATAAAATGGTCTTCATCATGTGTATCTACCATCATATATTTACTAACTAATTCTATTGCTTTATCTTTTTCTGTCATAGGTTATTTGTTTTGGTTATAAAGGAAGGTAATATGTTTTGCTGCCATTTGAATAATTTGCTACATTGCTAGTATGTAATTCCCAAGTACTTTTAACTAAATCATTTTTATTATAACCATACGCATCTATTCCATTCTGTTCAATATGAGTAGCATAACCTGTACGAATGTATTTAGTATATAACCCTGCTGCTCTTACTCGTGTGCAATAGTCAAGGTCAATTGCTCCGTATGGGTCAAGTGCAGTATTGAACGCACCTACATTTTTAATTACCTCTTTAGTTATTGTGAAGTTCCCTATTATATCTGTTGTGTCATCAAATTGTCCAACTATAGGAAAAGAACAAATACCTATTGTTTTATCCTGCATAAATTCATTCCTACTCTTTAGCCAATTGTCAGGTTCTAATATGTCATTAGATAAAAATGTTACATATTGAATATCACTTAAATTTATTTTATTTAAACCTATGTTCATAGCTTTTGCTATACCTTTCTCGTTAACTATTATAACTTGTTCAATATCTGTACCTGCATTAGATAAGTTAATGCCTAATGTTTTAACGCTATTGTTTTGATAATTTAAAAATATTACTGCGTTCATTTGATTATATTTTGTCCTAATGATTTAGCAGGTACACCTGCATATTTTGTATATGGTTGTGATTCGCCTTTAAAAAATGCACTTGCTCCTATCATACAACCTACGTGAATATTGCTATATTGATGTAATACTGCATTCATTCCTATGTTAGATTTTTCACCTACTGTAGAATGTCCACCTATTTTAGCACCTGAACTTATTGTTACATTATTATTTATTGTGCAATCGTGTGCTATATAAGCGTGTTTCATTATAAAACAATTATCCCCTATATATGTAGCTTGTTCTGTTCCTGCATCTATTGTAACTAATCCTGTGATTATATTATTATTTCCAATTATAACTCTACCACTAACAACCTCTCTCATTCCATTGTGTTTATTATTTACATTACGTTCATATTTCCAAAACTCTTTATGTTCTGCAGGGTCTCCTATAATGCAATAAGCACCAATGTAATTGTTATCACCTAGTATAACATTATCACCTATGATTGCCGTTGGATGTATATAATTAGCCATTCTTTTTCTTTCTAGTTTTTTTAATTATAACTTGTTGATTTTCAGCTACTTCACTTTTTTCACCTTTTTCACTAATTTGGTTTTCTATTGGTAAACTTTCATAATACCTATATAATCTTAAAATCATTTCCATCCTACAATCACCGCACCAAATTGTAAGTATAAAAGTAGGGTTAATATATGTTTTATAAATATGCTCATACATTTTAAGTACAGGCAAATCTAGGTTTCTTACATAACCACTTAAAGCAGTTTCATAATTATTATAGTGTTCTTTTAAAAATTGTCTGTGTTCTAGTTCCATATCTTATGCATTAAAGTTTCAATTATTGCACCTAGAAATCCTGATATAAATACAACACTTGCTATATCTACAACTAATTTAGGTGAGAAATAGAGTATGACCCCAACCCACGCAGCCAAACAACTTCCGCAACTGAAAGGCTTGAAGTTGATATGCCATTTACGATGAAGGTTGTGTATTGAATTAAAAAATAATGATGTACAGACACTTGTTATAATAATTTGAATCATTTGCGAATGTGTTTTTTTAGTTCGGTTTTAGTTTGTTTCAAAGTTCTTATAATTGACATATATGGTATTCCTGTCTTTCTGCTTAACTCTTTTGCGTTCTTATTAAACTCAAAAGTATATAGGTTTAATATCTCTTTTTGATACCAATGTAGTTTTTCTATTCCGTTCTCCATTACATCTATTACACTATTTTGTTCTGTTTCAGCCTGTTCTTTGTCCTCGTATTCTGTGTAGTTTCTGTATTTTTTCCAAAATTGACTTCTATCTGACTTAATCATATTTAGCATAGTTCGTACTATGTAGAACCTAATCTCACCTCTTTCATATAATCCAAATAGCTTTTCATCTTCCATTTCTAACAATACCATAAACACTTCTACCTTTAAATCATATTGCAATTCTTCAGGTTGCATCTTTGCAAATGCCTGATTTACTTCATCATTAAGCCAATATTGCTCTACAATTTTATTTTTGTCCATTCCACCAAAGCAGGTTTATTTTCTACTTCAGTACAAATATAGACTAAACTTCCGCATTTCCAACAATCTGTAAACCTTTCAATTTGTTCTTTGCTTAACTTATCCCCTAATTTTTTTACTTCAACCATAACATATTTACCTTCTTGATTGTAACCTTGTAGGTCTGCCCATCCCTTTTCTATTGTTCCTTTTCTTCTGCCATAAGGTATATTGTTAACTCTGTTAAGTCTAACTCCAATATAACCTAGATTTAACTTTGCCCATTGAGTAAGTTCGTTTGCTGAAATATCCATAACTTTTCGTAAAATTCTTTTGTGAATAAAATCCTGTCTTTATTGTTCTCTAAATCAGGTATAGATAAATAGCAATCTTTAAGGTTGTTTGTGTAACACCATTTGACTACTCCGTAATGTGTGTACCTAACTTGATAGGTTTTCAAAGTATTTGACAAGTGCTAGTTTTTTACATTGTGTATCTAAATAATCTTCATCCTTTATTCTCTTATTAAACTCTTTTGCATCTGTTCCGTACATTTTTTGCAATCTTTGTGCATTATCTTGTCTAACTATCTTAACAATCTTTAGCATTTCATCAGGCTCAAATTTTAACTTCCCATCTTTTAATAAAATATCAAATACTTTATCAGCGTTAAATACTCTGTTAAAATCGTTTCTAGCCGATTCTAGCCACTCTTTCTGTGTGAATAGTACTATTTGCTCATCAGTTAATTTTGGTGCTATTATTTCGTTTAAAACAGGTTTTGCTATTTTTCTTACTTCATTAGCTTTTTTAGTATATGCTACCATAACTTGACCTATAAACTTTGGACTAAACTTCTCATAATGTTCAGTAGAACAATCCAACTTACCTTGTACCGCCATTTTAAATGCTATTCTAAATTCTTGTATAGTGTATAATGGATAGCTAGTTCGTATAAAATCTTCTATAATAAGCATTTCTTCTTTTGCAGGATAATTCTTAAATCCTAGCAAAGTAAAAATGTAAGCTAAATTTTCCCTTAATGTTATTGGTGAGACTAGATTTAATTTATCACCATTAAAAGAATTTAGTATTTCATTATCAACTATGTACCCACTCTTTAAGGGTTGCCATTCTTGATTCACTTGTAGTGCTTGTTCCAAATGTTTTTGAATTTCCATATTTGTTTGTGTTTTTATTCCAAGTATTAATCCTTCTTTTTATGTCAAAAAACTTTTCACATTGGTATCTCAATTTTCCTTTATCATTTTTCTCTGTCCAATAATCTAAAAATTCTTTATAATTAGTTCCTATTAATTCTTTAAATGGGGTTAATAAATTTTCAAATGATATAATACTTTCCTCTACAAACTTATTATAAACATCTATATTATTATTATTTATATTTTCTTTTATTTCCTTTTCTTTTCTTTTCTTTGCATTAGCCTCCCCAATAGCCACCCCATTAGCCTCCCCATTTTTCCATCTATTTAATGCTCCATTCTTACCGCTTTCACTTAATTTTGCCCTTAATCCAAGATGGTCATTAAGTCTTTCCGACCAAAACTCACCTTCATCAATTCTAAATAAGTCAAATTGCATTATCACTCCTTTAACTTTGATATCTGTAGATTGCATTTGCATTGCCAAGACAGGTATTAATTCAATTGGTAATTTACCACCTGCATCAGCAAGTCTTTCAATTATAAACCAATAAATACCATAACCTTCCATCCCTAGTTGATGCCTTAAAAAAAGCACCTTTGTATCATTAGCCGCATTATAATCGTGGCTAAAATAATAAGATTTGTTTTTCATAAAAAAAATAGGGTTCAGGCTCTACGCAGGTCGTATCTGCGTTTCGCCATCCCCCTAATATTGTTGTTAATACTATATACGACATAGTAGTTTTTTAATTCTGTACAAAGGTATTAAATTTTTTGATTTCATTTTCAATATCATCAATTTTATTTTTATACCATTCTTCAGTTGTAATTAAATCTTTAGCAGTAGAAACATTGTAAAGTACAGTAGTGTGGTCTTTAACTCCTATGTAAGGAGCAATCTCTTTAAGAGATAATGAAGTGTGTTTCTTTAATACATAAGCTGCTGCCTTCCTAGCAAATACAGTATTCTGCATTCTATTCTTTGCAAGTACATCTGTGTCAAAAACATCTTCAACTAATCCAACTAGCTTTTTCATTGTTACTCTATTGTTGCTTCTATTCGTGTCATCCTTTTCTATTAGATTATATGCTACTAAAGTGTTCTTTAATTGTCTTAAATTTTTCTTTTGTGCTTCATAATAATCTATAATGTTCGCTTCTATTGTTTGCATAATTAAAATTCTATATCATCTTTGGGTTTATAATTGTCTTCATAAATTTGGAAATCAGGTTGATTGTCAGCCTTCTTATATGTATTGACCCACATATTATATTTTTTGCCTTCAATGCTAAAGTTAATTACCTCACCCTTTGGTGTTTGTTTTTTCCACGCACCATACTTCTTTTTTACTTGTTCGTTTTCCATTAGTTTTTATTTTTTAAAAGTGAATATTCAGCAACATATTTTGCGTTGCGTTGACTTCCTACATTAACAATCTTTGTCTTAATGTTATGTCCTTCATCACGAAGGTTAAAAATTAGTGCAGCTAATCTCATTGTACCATACTTTTTTAACGCTACTAATGGGGTAAGCGGTTGACTTTTAAGGTGGTTAAGCACCATAGTTTGTTGACTCATTTTGTCGGTTTTTAATTTTAGAAAAATTGTATTGATTGTTTAACGAAATTGCATTTTCAATTGATTCATTATTGCTATATCTAGTTGATACTTTCAATTGTTTAAACCATTCATTTTGTGTTAGTTTTTCTTTAGGTAAAGCTATTCTGCTTATTTTAATTCCCCAAATATTTTCCATAGTTATTTGTTTTGATTTTGGTTAATACTTCTTAATGCCTTTTCGTATTGCTCTAATGTTGTTAAAGCACTAATTTTAATTGCTACTTTTTGTTTCATAGTTTCATCCCAACTTGTATTTTCAAGTAAAGTGATTAACTCCATTCTTTTAACTTCACCTACTTCATCTTTATGCTCATTAGTAGCATCACTATCTTTAGTGTCATCAATAGCAAATAAACCATTGAGTGCATACTTTCGTGCGTAGCTTGAAGCACTACCTGTTATCTGTGCTGCATCCATTCCCTTTTTTACTTCTTCTTCTCGTGCCCAACCATTTACAGAAATATGGTCATCTGTTGCATCTAATAGCGTTGCAGTAGCTTTAATGTAGATTCTATCACCTACTTGTACTACTTCATCACTTACTATTAATGCAGTTCCATATTTGTTTAATATGGGTTTAACCGCTTCAATGATATCTTCTGCACTTCTGTATTTATATTTACCAAATGCGTTTGTTTGGTTTTTTGGTGCTTTTAATTCTGCTTGAATTTTTACTAAATTCATAGTTTGTTTTTTTTATTTATTAATAATTTTCGTGTTCTTCAAATATTTCTGTTAGGTCTGCTAATCTTACATAATCTTTTGTTTCCTGTATTGGTTTAGCAGTTGGATAAGTAATCCTATAATACTCACCGAATTTTTCTCTAGCTTCCTGATACTTTTGATAGTATTCAGTTTTAAAAAATCTGTGTGAATGTTCATACTTCCATCTCCAATAATCTAGGTTAATGCCTAATTCATTTAATTTATTGTCTTGTGTTAGTGCGTGTCTCATATTATAATTCATTATAGTTTTCAACTAAACAATCCCAAGCATTTGATGGTTGTCTACCATATATTTTTCTAAAGTAAGATTCAATATCTAAAACACAAAAGTATTTTAGTTCATTCATAAAATAAGTACTTTTTAATTCATTGATTAAAATTGTAGTACTTGTTGGATATTCAAGCAAATCTTTATTGATTAGTTCTTGAATTTCAGGTTTTAATTTTTCTAGTAAATTTGTCATAGTTTTTGTTTTTTAATTATTAATAAAATAATGATAATAAATTTTTCATTTCTTCTTGGCTACTAATTCTAAATGAACTTTCATTTACTTCGTGATTTGCACCCCATCTTTTTTTAGCTAAACTAATAGCTTGTTTTTTAGTTTTACCACCTTGTGTGTTCCAACCACCGCCAATAAAATTGTAAGTGTACTCTTTAATTTTTAATTGTTGTTTCATAGTTTTTGTGTTTGTTTATAAAGCAAATCTACAGGCTTTAAACATACTATCCAAATATTATACCCTATTTTTTTAAGAAATATGATGAACGGTAAATAGAAATGATGAACGGTATTTGCCATATATTTTGTCCGATATTTTGTCCGGACAGAAAACAGGACATACTAAAAAATTTAGTATTTACCGCTTATCCTTAAATATTACCGCTTGTGTAATAAATTTGGATATGTAGTTTATAAGTTGTATATTGTATTATAATTAAGAAATTAATTATGCTCTTTGATATTAACCAAAAACAAGTGAGACACACTTAAAACTGTACAACTCAAAATGAGTCAGTATTTTACATTTGTTGAAAAAGCAAACCCAATTGTAAAGTTTAAAAAAGACATTGAAAGTTACAAATACCCTATATATTATATATGGTTATGTGATGAACAAGGCAATGAATTAAAAGGTGAAAATGGTTATCAGTATTTTTTAGCTACACCTGATGAACTTAAAGGAATGAAAAGAAAATACATTGAATTAGGTTATGATGTAGCGGTTTACAATAAGTAAACTAATGCAGGGGTGCGACTGCTTAACGCACTTATATACTACCATCCTGCAAAGGCAAATCAATAGTATCATCTATCTTTCGGTAACCTTCCTTCCATAAAACTTTAGTGATTAAAACACTTTTACGAATGATAGTCTGTTCACTATCTTTAGGATTTGTCAAGTGCATTAGCTCGTGTATTAAAACCTCAAGCATCTTGCGACCCTTTAACCTTTCATCAATCTCAATAACCCCATCACTTGATGAAATACCATAAGCCTGTTCTTTACCTAGTTTACGATATATGATTTTTATTTTCACGACTTTAGCATTGCTTCATCAGGTCTGTCAATCTCTTTAACTTGGATTCTTTCACCGCCTCTTATCTTGGCTAACATCTTTGTAATTTGACTTTCAACTGCATAGTATTCCTGCAGTCTATTAACTAGCCATAACTCCTGTTCGCTTAATGTCCACTTGTTAAATCCCTTTGGCATTTTCATCCTTTTTAGTTTTTATAATTTTTTTTAAATAGATTGCTAAATCTAATGCTTCTTCGTATGCGTGTTGTAACCATTGTTCTTCAGTTAAATCTTTTCTGTCCATAGTTGTTCCATACTCCATACGACCCTTCTCCTCTCTATATAGCAAATCATCTATAATTGAATATAATAGTTTACTCATTATTTATCAGTTTTTGAGTGCATCTTAAAACACGTTTTACAAATGTATTGAATTTTTTTAACCCCTGATGCGGTTGTTCTTCGTTGGTTAATTATAAGGTCATCACTACCACATTCAGGGCAGCTACCTTTATCTTGTCCAAAAATTACCCCATAATGTGTTTTAGCAGGTATATGATTGTTTAATGCTTTGTGTACCTTTTCTAATAGTACCACATCCTGTATACAATAATCTATCATTGTGTTCATTGCAGTCTTATCATTCTTTAACATTATATCTTTCCACAAATCAAAGTTAGTATGGTTCTTTTGACCTAACCCTAAAAACTTACCTATGTAATCAAGCCTATTTGAATTGAATCTAAATTTAGACCTAGCAACTTTTAAAGTGTCTATTGTATTATAGGTAGGAAACATCTGTATATTGTGAAATAAACATCTCGTTCTAATCCAAGACAAATCAAACTTGTCTCCGTTATGCCCTACTAATTCATCTGCCGTATTTGCAACCGCAATAAAATCTTGTAGTAGTTTTTTATCATCTTGTTTCTTATCCCATTGCAAATAGTATACATCCTTGTCATCTTCCCACTTATAGCAGATACAAATGACTGCTCGTTCCTTAATTATATTTTCTGTACCTATTTGTAATTTGTAACCTGACTGCCAAAATAAACCAATGTTTGCAGATACTTCAATATCAAAGTATAGCCTTCTCCGTTTTGTTTGTAGCATTAAAAATGTTTGTAGTGTGTAGAACCATTTGTTTTATATGCTATTAAAATTTCCTTTCTATGCCTATTTGAATAAGAACAATGAACCCAATCAGGGTTTGTCTCATTGCCAAATTCCCAAATTAATTGGTCAAAAGGAAGTTTATCTTTTATGTAATGAAATATCTCTGCGTTGGTTACACCATAGTTAGTGCCATCCATATCTATATCTATTGCCTGTCCCAATGAGTGCTGCGAAGTATTAGACCCCCCTATTTTGGCATTTAATTCTTTTGACCTATAACCACTTGAAATTAAAATAGGACACCTAAAATTGGCTCTAATTGGCTCAAATATGTTTTCAGCTAGTTCTTTTAAGTTAGCTATATGTTCAGGTGATGGCATATTACTAATGCCATTACGCTTTGCGGATTCACTACGAATAGCCTCTGCTAGTGTAAAATGTTCCGATATTTGCATATTATTTATATTTACATTTATCAAAATGCCATTGTTTCATTGCACCACCACCACCTTCTAATTTGCAATGTGGACATATAAATTTAACTTTTTTTATACCAATTAATGATAAACTTCTTTTACTTTTTGTTTCTTCAGATTGTATTTTGCCTTTATTATATGCCATATCCCTGCTTCTACTTGCAATACTCATTCTATTTCTAGTTTCTTCAGATATTGGTTTTTTATTTTTTTGAGCAATACTCATTTTCTTTTTAGATTCATCAGTAAATTTTAACCCATAAACACCCTCACCGCCATCTGTTAAATTAGATAAAATACCTGTTTTTAAATTTTTCCTGCCATATAATTTAATAAATTCCTTTTCCTTATTACAGGCATCATCCCAAGTTAAATTATCTAATATAATTTCTACTTCAAATGAAGTATTTGAAACTATTTTATTCCATATATTATTTCTTTTTTGAATATAATATGCTCTTTTATAATCATTATCTGAACCAATACCTATATAAAATGGTTCATTTTTATCTAACCTTATATGTCTATAAACGTATGGCATACATATAAAATAATCGTTTAATAATTATGTATCCAATTAAAATGCCAAATAAGCCCCAAAACCGCCACATCCACTTATTGCTAGTCTTATTACTATCTTTCAAAGAAGTGCCTAAATAACGCACCGAATCAAGCAATATGCCTACCCTACGAGTATCTACTATATAACCTGTGTGAATTTGATGAACCTTAACAGTCTTAACTATTGTTTTAGCAGCCTCTTTAATGGTTATATATTCTTTGCCGTTAATAGTAATTGTATCTCTTTGGTAGTTAGTAATGGTATCAACAAGTAAGGTAGTGTCATATTTAGTCATTATGGTAGTGTCATTTGCACAGGGTCTAGTTTTTTCTAGTTCCCTAAATACTCGTTCACTACTTTCAAGATTGTTTAATACAGTTCTTTCAGCCTTTTTAATTGGGTTACACCCTACCATAAATAAAGCCAAAATTAAGATTATCTTATTTACCATATCTTTTGTCGTGTGGGTTTAGGTAGTTTATAATAATAGGCAAAATTGATATAATTCCTGCGTTTAAACAATCTTTTAATGTTATCAAATAAATATCCCCTTTCATTACAATCATTGTAAGTATTGCTGAAACAAAGACTTTTAACCACGAACCATAAATACTATTTAGGAACTTCATCTTTTTTTATCTTTTTAGTTGCGTTGTAATAATAACGAATGGCAAATAAACCACTGATAATAGCAGTGAACCCTGCTAATAAAGTAACAAAGGGTTGTACCTGTGTTAGTGTTAAGGATGCAGCCGTTAAGCTAATCCCTGTATTAATGAGTGCACTGCTACTATCTTGTGTCATTACAATTCTTCTTCTTCTTCTTTAATAAATGTGATTCCTGTAGTCCAATCCTCTAGGAAACTAAAGTGTTCAAGACCATTTGTGTTAATTACCTCAATAGGTTTAAACTCAAATTCTTTTTCCCCTAGTTCTTTTACTTGAGTAGTTAGTTTCTTGATAGCTTCTTTAGTGAAACGATATTCACCTTTTTCATTAAGCACTAAACAATCCTTGTCATCTACTTGAGCATTGTCTAATCTTAATTCCTCTACTTTAGCTTGATAATCTTCGTGATGGGTTTTAACCTTCTCGTAGATTTTAAATAATTTTTTAGCCGTTTTTGTTTCTTGTGAACCAATAACCGCATTAATTGATGCGACTAGGGTTTGTAGTTGATTGTATTTCATTGTTTTGATTTTTTTACAAATATAGTTAATTGTTATAGGTTTTGTTGTAATATTCTTCTCCATCATCAAATGCCTTTCCTTCAATCCAAATACCTTCATTATGTGCATTTTCTATCTGCTCTTTTTCTTTTTCAAGATATTCTAATGCCATACTCTTTGCTGCATATAATGCTGATGACATTACTAAATTGTTTTCCTTATCTAATTGTTTTTCAGTTTTATCTAATCTGTCAATTAACTCTTGCATTGCTGTTTTCATAATATTGGTTTTGCCAAAATTAGTACTATTCGGTTACTTCAACAACAGGTGGAACATAATCCCCAATGATTGTAAGGTTAAGTTCACTAGCAACCCAATCCCAAGCGTAATTGTCCGATTGCCATTTTGTGTAAGCCTCACCTGTCATTGTTAAATTACCATCTTGTAATCTTTGTTGAGCAGCATCTAAAATGTTATAACAAAATACTGCACTTGTATTAAGAGTTACATTTACCGCCCACGCATTAAGGTAAATTCCTTCTACGAATATACCATTTTGCCACATTTGAATCGGTTGAATTTCTTTCATTTTATTTATTTTTTAAAGTTTCTATTTCTAATTTAAGTTCTTGAATTGCCTTGATTAATACAGGCACTAATTCCGTATATCTAACCCCTAACATTCCATCACCATTTTTATCAATTAGTTCAGGGAATATCTTTTCTACCTCTTGTGCTATTAATCCAAGATTTTGTTTGTTAGTCTTGTCATCTTTATAAGAGAAGTTAATAGTTTGTAAAGTAGATAGTTTTTCAACTGCGTTCTCAATATGACTATTTATATTTTTAAGTCTAATATCCGAGTTTGCAGTCCAAGATGTAGCACCTTGAGTTAAATAAACACCACCTGAATAGTTGGTTATGTAAAGTTTATTTCCTGTAAATTGATTAATTAAAATCATATCACCTGATGCCGTTCCTGTGATAAACTGATTCGCTGCGGTACAAGCCCCTAAACTACCACCTATTGTTGGTGAAAGAACTGTATTACTAAAACTAATTGCAGGTGCAGTTCCTGCTGCTTTGATTTGTGTTGCAGCAGTTGTAGAATAAGATACAAGTCTACCACCATCATCTGTTGTTCCTATTAGTACATTGCCACCGCTTGTAATTCGCATCGCTTCTGCTGCATTGCTTAAATCGAATACAATTGGTGCAGCACTTTCGGAATTAGAAGCTCTTATTCTTAAATCAAAGGGGCTATCATAATTCTTTCTTATAGATGCATATCTTGCACTTCCCGTACCGCTATCAATTAAATTTAAAGTAGCATACCCGCTAGAAGTACCATAACCCGCCGTAACACTACTCGAAAACGTGGCTGCACCTGTTGAGGCAATGGTAAATAAAGTAGATGCTGAACTTTGAGCATCATTCCACAAACGTAACTGCATGACGTCATTTACCCCACCTGCGGCTATTGCTCTCCATTCATATATTCTACTATTTGCTGTGCCGCCTGTTACTCTAAATCTTACTGTTGGGTCTGTGTTTTCTATATTAATAGAGCCATTTGCAGCACTTGCTGCTGAATTTGCAGTAATAATTCCACTAAACGTAGCACTTGTAGCAGCAATAGACGAGCTAAACGTGGCTGCACCTGTTGAGGCTATTGTAAACTTATCTACTCCTGATATACTAAAATATAATTCAGAGCCACTAATTGCTAATGGTTGATAACTTCCATAAAAAGTATTATCCACTCCAAATATTGTAGTCCTTCCACTACTAAATGTGCCATCGTTATCTATTCTTAAACCTCTTGCAGTTCCACCAAATGCAGCAGTAGTTCCGTTAGCACCATTATAAGCAGTTAATGAATATGTTGCTGCTGCTCCTCCTACTCCAACTTTGTTACTAAATGTAGCTGCACCTGTAGAGTCAATAGTTAATCTTGTTCCCCTACTTCCAGCACCTCCAGTTTCAGCTATAAATTGAAAACCTGATACAACTGCACCTGCTGATGATTTGTAAAAGTATGCACTACCATCGGTTGGGGTTATTTGATTTGTTGTTGCACCAAATCTACCAACAGCATCAACACTTGAACTAAATGTAGCTGCACCTGTGGAGGCTAATTTAAATACTATTGTACTATTTGCATAACTATACCAATTTAATGCAGTATCATTATTAGCAGTATAATTTTCCCATTTATTTGCTCCACCTACTTGAAAAAATATACCTGATTCGTTTCCACCTGTACTTGTTGCGTTTAAAGTTAAATAAC